CCCCGCCGTTCTTTGCGATCTCATACCCCAGCCAGCTCACCAGCTGAAAATCCAGGGCATTCTTGCCGCCGGTCTTAATCGGCATGTACGTCTTCCGAATCCGGCTCCGCTCCAGCTCCTGATGCACCGTAATGCTGATAGTGCTGTGCTGCTCCGAATAGAAGATCAGCAGTTCCGAGCCGTCATCCAGAAGCTCCAGCCCCTCAAACCCATTGCTGGCCACGTTTTCAAAATCAATTAAATACTTCATTTAAAGTCCCTCTTTCTATTTCAATCTCTTTGTCAATGATAACAACACGATCGGCGCCCCGGCAGCATTTTGCCCCAGGCCCACACTGTTTTCTTCCATAAATTATTATTATTTGTGAAGTGGATAACACCCGATAACATCTCTATCGAAAATGTTGAAAACTCCGCATTTTTCGATAGGGATGTTATGCATTGTTATATAAAGTTATAAATTATTTTGTTACACGCTTGTTACATCTTCGGGGGAAGGACTGCTATACCCCTTCCGCCCGTCTATGTATGATTCCTTCGCCGCATCTATAGCTCTTTCAAGCATTGCTAGATTTGGTCGAAACTCTTCAGGAGCTTCTATTTCATCATTCATTAGCTTCAGCTTATAGTCTTCTAGAATGTGTTCGGCTACAAGAATACGTGCGCCTAAAGGGTTGCACAAATGAGCAAGCATGAGTTGTATCACGGAAGCAGGACTCGACCCATGATTTCCTGAATAGATATACACCAATGCAAGCTTATCTTCGGCGGTTAGGTTTTCGGCCATTAACTCGTATAAGCGATCCACGTTTTCCGCATTTTCGCTCTCTCCCAATGCAAACTCATCAGGGTATGTCAATATGAACATATATGGAATTGGGTTCTCTCCAACGGTCCTAAACCATTCTATCATTTCACTCACGGTCGGTTCGCTTTTTCCGTTTTCCCACCTACCTATAGTTCGAACTTCTACATTGAGTGCTTCCGCCATGGAAGATTGAGATTTACCTACTCGCGTCCTTGTGTACTTCATAATTTCTCCAACTGTCATTTTTCACACCTCCCACCTTATTTTATATCAATCGGACAAAAATGTAATCATTTTCATTTGAATTCGGTGTATTTTTAGAATTGTGATTTTGTTTCAACTTCGATACAATCCAACTTATCAAATGTAAGGAAAGGAGCGTATCAATGGATAATTTTGTTCGATTAAGTGGAATGCTTGCTAGAAGGTATGATGATTATTTTGTTCTTGACTGCAATGGCGTATTCGTTCGCTGTGTTGATTATGACACATCAAAGTTTAATATCACCGATTGCTTTGTTATTACTGGTCACTTGCTCAACCAATACAGACGGAATGTGAACACGCTGATTGTGAGCGTTGATTCGCTCAAGTTTGTCACATAGAAAAAAGAGTCGGATTTCTTCGACTCTTTTCTCTGAATACCGTATTGTTAAATGAGAAAGGAGGCGCTCAATAATGACTCTGAACGCTATTATGTACAGGTTTATTGTACACCTCCAATCAACACATTTCAAGAACATTTGTTCTCTTACTGCTTTGTAATGTCGATAGCAAGATTGCTTCCGGTTACGGCTTGACCGCCGATTACAACAGTCAGTGTAGAACTGTTCTTTCCGCAGTATAACCGCACAATACCGCTTGTTCCGAGCGTCACGGTATCACCGATTGCTTTTACAGTCTGTGAAGCATTCATTCCGGGAACAGGCGCCCCGTCCTGATAAACCGCCATTGTGACATTTCCCACCGCAGTTCCTACCACCGTAGCTGTGACCGCAACATCATAGTAGCCTTGACCGTTCAGCTCCATGGCATTATTTGCCATTTGACAGCACTGACCAAACCGTCTAATGATGGTATTCGGCTGATAGGTTCCACCTTCCGGAATCGTCGCCGTACTGGTATTCACTGCATAAATCGCACTTTTGCAACTCATAATTCCCTCCTTGGCTATATGCCTTTACACTTGATTAAATAGCGACTCCGCATCCGCAGTTACCGAACGGATTAGAACCACTGCAATAAGTAGTAGCGTTAGGGTATCTTACGACACCGCACATTGCGTTCTGCATCTGAAGTTGCGTAACCTGTGCCTGTAACGACTCAATCTTGTTCTGAGATAATGCGTCAAGAATCTTCTGAGTCTGTGCTGTAGTGTTCGCATTGATGTTCGCCGTATTGATTGCTCCGTTATAATTCACTCCGTCAATACCACGCTGGGTAATGCAACAACAGTCAGAAATTCTGTTCTGCGTCTCATTGAAGTTTCTCAAAGTCTCGTAACCGAGATTTGATATGCCGTTCTGCACACCCATGTAATCGTTCTGAAGGCTATCATTAAGTCTCCCGACCGAATTCTCAAGACCGTTGAAGTTCATCGCATTACACAACCCCGCTTCGGTGACAGGTTCAGATTGATTGCTGCCCCTGTTCCAATAGCCTCCGCCCATCATCATGAGAATCAGCAGTGCGAAAATCCACATTCCACCGTTGCCAAAATAATCATCATTATCCTTTGTCACGGCGGCAATGTCCGACAAGCTCATGTTTTCCATTTCCTTCTCCTTCCTTCGGATTGCTCCGAATAAGTAAAATAATTGACGATAAATTCAACTAACTTCTGCGTAAGTTAAATAATTTCTAAAAAACTAAAATAACTTTCGCTAAATTTCACTTGCGCAAGTGGTTTTTAAAAAAATAGGGTAGTTTTTTTAAATATGTGTGCTTAATCGTGTCAAAACGTGTCATTTCGTGTCAGAAACGATACGTTTTGTGCCGATTCTAAGTTTCGCTAGCTATCTAATGCTGTTCATAAATTCGTTTACATCGATTCCACGTTCCCTACAGATAGAACGAACCATCTGTTCCGCAGACACTCCTTTTCCCGATAACATACCCATTACGTTCTGCATTTGTCTTGAATCGTTCATCATAGCTTTTGCCCGATTCGCTAGATCACCTAGCTGATTATTGTTCTGATTCCTGAATATGCTGCTTCCCATTTAAGACTTCCTCCTTGAATTGTTCGAACTCTGCCTTTGTGATGTACTCCTGTGAAACATTCGGTGTGGACGTAACCTCTTCAAATCGGAAGATTCGAATCGTTGGGAATCCCGCACCGTCGGTTGACTTGAGATAGAATATGTCCTCTGCACCATCGAATAGTGCAACAACGCTGTTCGGGCGCATTTGATACGCTTTAGCACCATCAAGACCAGTTACCCTTACAAGCTGTTCATTGCCCCCATAAGGCTGATAAAATCCGTACATGGTAGTATTCCTCCTTGTCCAAATTGTAATAAGAAAAACGACGGTCAACCTTTCGATTAACCGTCGTCTTACTATCACATTTTTACCTGTAAACCCCTCGTTGCCGTGGCGGCAATATTGGGTCATATGCCTGTACTTCGTCGTACTTTCGTTTAAGCCTACTGATAATCCTATCAATCGTCGAAACAGACAAGTTCAGCTCCATGGCTTGCTTCGTTCTGCTCCAACCAGCCGCACGTGTACGCATTACAATTTCTTCATCTTCGGACAAGTTCGCCTGTTCGATGAATCGTTCCAGTACTATTTTAGTCCAGATTACTTCGTTGGTCATGTCGCTCACCTACTTTGTTAGATGTTTCAGAGGGTCAACAGGCTCTCCGTTAATCATCATCTTAAAGTCAAGGTGCGGACCGGTGGAGACTCCGGTGTTCCCTGACCGGGCGACTTCCTGACCCCGTGCAACCTTCTGACCCCTCCTTACACCGACTTTAGACAAGTGGCTGTACTGAGTGACTACTCCGTTTCCGTGGTCAATCTGAACAATGTTTCCATAGCCGCCCGACCAACCAGTCGCTACAACCGTACCGCCATCGGAAGCACTAACCCTCGTACCTTCAGGAACGGCAATGTCGATTGCCGGGTGATTCGATGAAGCACCCGCAGTAGGCGCATTTCTGTAGCCGAAATAGGAAGTAATTGTTCCGTGTGCCGGGTAGATATACTTTCCGGTTGACTTACCTTTGCTTCCGTCATCTGCCAGCCCGATTTCCTGTGCTTCCTTGTAGTACTTCGAATCCTTACCAATCTTCACACGGTTTCGGTTCTCATACAGATAATTGATGTCCTCTTTGGTAATTCCGGCATCCATCAGTTTTGCTAGTGACTTCGCCGCACCTTCCGCATTCTCAACCTTGCACGCCTGTTTAAACTCACGTGCCGTGTCTGAGTTCTCAATCATCTTCCGGGAAATGTCCTCTTTAGACCAGCCTTGTTCGGCAAGGTAGTTTGTGTACTCGTCCATGCGAGAAAATGCCTTTTTATCCCATTTCTCAATGTCTTTATGGTATCTCGTCCGAGTTTCGCTTATGATTGCCTCATTGAATTTTTCCCGAGTTTCTTTCGAGACTCCGCAAGCCTTCATCAGCTTTTTTCTACGCTCACAATCCTTGTACCAGTCTGTGATAGAGATTGTTCCTTCTTTGAGATGCTTCTTCCAGTCCTTCTTGATATAGTTGACTACAGCCTCTTCACGGTACTCACCCTTCTTGCCCTGAGCTTTTGCGAGCGCTTTTTCAACGTCGGCATCGAAAGCCGCCTTTTCACGTTCCTTCTTGTCTCTCGTGAAGCCCAAAGAATCGAGCTTATCATCGAGCTTCGAACCTTCCTTGACTCTGAAAAGAGCCTTAATCGTTCTGCCTCCGAGTCCTTCATCGTCCCAAAAACCATAGTCGTCTGTATCCTCTGAGGTCGAGAGTTTTTCGTAGGCGCTCTTGAGCTTCCCGAAAAGCGAGTTTGATTTAGCAGCCTTTTCAGCTACTCCACCGAGCTTTTTCTCCACGGCGTTAGGCTCCCCAGGAACAGAACCGCCAATTTCCTTGTACTTCTTTGCGAATACATCCACGCGATCCTCTGCGGCGTCCGCGAAAACAGCGAACGGATCAGGTAATCCGAGAGCGTTAGTTATTGCTCCAACGTCTCGTTTCGCATTGGCAAAACCGAATCCCGCAAAGGCGAGAATCGTGTTCAGGAAATCGACACTATCACCGATTGACAAGTCGTTATCCGCTTTCTTCTTGTTGTACCTGTAGAGCGCTTTATTGATTGAGTAAAGCCAATCGGAAGTAATATTGCTCTGTGACATTAAACTGAAATAATCAACTTCCTCTCCACTGAGAAGGTCAAGTGTCGTATTGAATACGCCCCACAACTCTTCGAATCCCGGAATCTGCCGAATTGGGTTTTCATTTGACCAGAAGTTATCACCAAACAGTTCTTTGAATGCCGCAAGATAGGTGATAGGCTCACCCTCATCTTTCGCCTTATCCGTTTTTCTCATTGCCTGAATGAGTGTTTTTGCAAATGCCGCCGCAAAGGAATTGATTGTAAGAACCGTCGCCATCTTCGTGACTGCTTTAGCGGCTTTCACCTTTTTACCTTCCTTCTTGTAACGGCTTGCTTCGATTAAAGCGTCTCTGAATATGTTGAATGTCTTCAAAGGCTCCGCTTTGAACGAGGAAACAGATTTGGCAATGACATTCTTATCACGCATAATCTGTGCTCTGTGAAGTGGAGAATCTACCGTCTGAGTGTAGTCGAAAATGTATGCCGCACGTTCACCGCAGTACTTAAGGAATTCTTCACTGCCGGGTTTCAAGTCTTTCCGTGTTGCCTTTGTTTCTGCCTTTACAGCTTTCCAAATGTGGAGCCATGTTCTAATGTCTGCCGCTTCATAAACGCCCATGGCGAGCTTATCACGAATAGACTTTTTGTTCATGATAATATCCTCTGACGAGCGAGAAAAGTTCAGTTCATGGTTTCCTTGGAACTTCCACCACGTGATAGGGCAATACTTGTTCATTTCTTCAATCAGAGCGTTCCGCTTTTTCGACTGAATCCTTGGTGGAAGCACTGTGTCTTTAGGACTCCGCAGAAAGAAATACTTCGGGCTAATTTCCATCCACGCTCTACATACTGCCGTGTACTGCTGTGCCCATACACTAAGGTTTGCGGCAATAGCAGCTCTTTTGTAGTTGTTCATTCCGGCATTGATAATCTTCGACCAGCCGTCAACCTTCTTGTCCTGCTGGTGTCTAAAGTCGTTGATGATATTCTTCGTGTAGTCGATAGACTGAATACCGAATGCCCGAATCATCTGATTGCTTACATCACCCGTATTCAGAAGTCGAGTAATGGCTTTCAGTGCTTTTTGTGAAGAAGCGTACAGATTCATTTCATCGCAGTGACGAGCAAACACTCTGATACAATCCTCAATCACAAGAGCGTTCTCTGCTTTTTCATTGACGTTCTTACTCCATCCAGGATCAGGAATACCCGCAATGCCGTTGTAGCCTGTTTCAAGGTTTTTAAACTTTCCGTCCTGGACCGTGTACATTGGGAAATAATTTTCTTCCTCGAATAACCGAACTCCGTACATTTCCATGGAAGCCTTGTTACCCCGTTCTGCAATAACCGTTGAGAGATAGTCTTGCATTGCGTTGGCAAAATCCTTCTGCTGTGGAGTGAGAAGAGCGAACATATCCGCCAAATCTGCCTCGGTGACTGCCACCGTCTCATAGTCGGTCATGTCACGCATAAGCACCTTGTCGGCTACCTTCTCACGAATCTTCCGTGTGTCCTTGTTAATAACAGGAACACGGATTCCTTCACCGTAAATGTGACGCATAGCCGCTTTACGCTTCGCCAGCAGATAAAGCGACATAATCTGAGTGTCGCTCACATCAATCTTCTTTCCCGATTCAAGCTCAATCTCGTTCCTGTGGTCTTGCCACTTCTGAGCGTCACTGTGTCCACCGTTAAGGCGTAACCACCGCTTGTTCCCCGGAAGGGTTTCAACGAACTCTGCCGTCTCTTTGGTGTACTGGAAATACTTATCCTGAGAGTTTCTAAGCACGTCCCAAATATGACTGAATGTGCCGCCGGCATTCTTGAAAAAGCTCATCGGTGTTACGTTATCAAAGTTCACAAAATCACGAACTAATCCATACGCACCTTTGAATTTCTTCGCTTCGCCGTACTTCTTAATCATGTCCTCGAAATCGTTACAAATACTATCACTGATTCTGTTGAACGACTCTTTCCGTCCATTCAGATACATTTTCTGTCCTTCGGTAATTTCAAATCGGACACCCTTCAGAACATCTTTTACAACCTTCAACTCTTCGAGGGTCATATCTCTCATAGGCTTGTTGATGGAAGCGAGCACTTCAAGATTATTCATGAGAACCTCGTTCTCTGTGAACATACCCTGATACTCCTTTTCTTTAGAGATTTCACGCATGGCCTCTCTTAAGGCGTGAATCTTTAAAGCAGCTCCTGTAGGTGTTCCCGTCTTTTTAATCTCCCTCTGCTCTGCCTTAACAGAGTTTGCCGTCTGAATGTCGAGAGCTACAAGAGCTTGTGCGAGCGGTCTTCTAATCTCCTGTGGAATGTTTTTCTCGTACTTCCGCTCCTTCGTGAGAAGTCGTGAAGAAAGCCATGCATAGTTCACGTTGATGTTGTTGAGAACCTTCTTTTCTTCCTCACGCAACTTCCGCTTCTCTTCCTTCGCTTTGTTCTTTTCCTTCACCTTCTCGATACGTTTTTCCCTCGTATCAATCATCTTCTTGTACTTCGTTTCCTGAGATTCGAGCTTCTTCTCGTATTTCTCCGCCTGATTTTTCGCCGCAGTTTTCGTTTTCTCCAACGTATCATTTGTGTCTTTCAGTTTGGCGGCGAGAGCGTCCCCTTCACCTTTAAGTCGATTCTTCATGGTGTCATACTTTTCCTTCTGCTTATCTGCATAGGTCTTGTACGATTCCGCATCCTGAATAAGAATTTCCGAAAGGTCGTTAACGAGCGCTTTTTTCATCTGATTGCAATCGTATTCACTCAATCCATCAAGACTATTCGCCCAAGATTGCATACGCTCTTCCAAGATGTACGGTAAACCTTCTTCGTTGTGAAGCTCTCCATCTTCTTGTAATGCACTGCCTAAGCCCATTTTGGTATCTTCGGTGCCGAAAAGAGCTGTTGATATATCAGGGTTCTCATTTAAATACGTGTCAACGTTCGATTTCTTCCTGTTCGAATCAGCCACCGCAGAAGCAAAGCTCCCTGTATAACTAGCGCTTCCGTGCCTTACGGTAACATACTGGAATTGTCTATTCATTTCAGAAACTGTCACGTTGTTGACCGTTCTATAATCGCCCCACTTTGAGCGTTCAATGTAGATAGGATTCTTTCTGAGAGCACGCTTAATATTGAGAAACTCACGCATTTCGTCATTCTCATAGTTGTAATCAATCACATCAACAATTTCTTCGCTTGCCTTTTCCAAGACATCATAAACGACATCCATATTCGGATGTTCCTTCTGAAGCTCATAATATGCCGTTGTGAGTGCGTCAACCGCAAAGTCTCTTGTTTCACGCATGGTTTTCTTCGACATGGTGGTATCATCACCGACAACCTTATGAAGGAGATCGCCGACTTTGTTCTTCACGGACTTTGCGTTTAGAACCTGTCCATGTGTGAGTTTTTTATCTGCCTTGAGCGGTTCGATGACGGAATCAATTGTTTCACGGATTTCTGCTCTCGTGTCGATGTTATCCTGTTTAATCATAGGGTTGAATCGAGGGAACGACTGTTTCTTGAAATCCTTGTGGTCTTTCGTCTCTTCATTCCAATTAATAAGTTCGTTGACGAGTTCGCTATCTTCGCTGTTCTCAATATTCGTGAAGCCTTTAAGATAATCGGCGTACTCATCGTCATAACCTGAATCTTCGGATTCACTTTCGAGACCATTACGCCGCCTGTATTCGATTAACTGTGCTACACGCTCTTGTCTTTTGAAAAGTTCGTCGTACTCGTCCTCCGTACCATTTAAGCTATCGAGCTTTTCTTGGTCGGCAATCGTCCATCTTTCATCACCGTACTTCTTAAGCTGCTGTTCGTATTCGTCCGGTGTTAAGTGTCGGATATAGTCATAATCAACATCAGGTTCAACGTCCATAGAATAATCATCGTTGACGGAATAAGCTTTTCCTTCACGCTGTACCATCTTTCCGAGACCCATAGCAAGCTTTTTGTTATGAAGTGCTGTTGTCAAAAACTCTTCGGCATCCTTAAGAAGATTGTACTGAGAGAACAGAGCTTCCTTGTATCTGCTGTCGAACTGATTTCCGAGACCGAATATATCCCGAATCTTTCTGATTACCCTTCTGACGGCGTTTAGAAGCGTTCTGCCGGCTTTAAAATGCTTTTCGGTAATTCTGTCCATGAACTTATCATCATGCAGAATTTCGCCCATTTGAGAGCAAATAACCTCTTCTAAAGCCTGTTCATCATTCAGCTTCTTACCCGCTTTCTTGTAGCGTTCTTTCACGTCCTTAATCGTCTTGTTGAAGTTCTCCGCATTATCCTGTGTCCACATCGTCTTGAACGCTTTGGCGAGGTTATCATACCCCTTCATGTCATAATCCTTGATACCGTGGACAAGTTCGTGCATTGCGGTATATGCCATGTTTTCCGATGGGGTTGCAGAATTCAAGATAATTGTATTCGTTGCATAGTCAAAGAGACCGTTCACATCGGCTCCGCCTGTGTAGCTCTGAATGTCGTCGGTGAGTTCAATATTCACCGAGAAAATATCGGCGAACTGCTTGAGCGCTTTTCTTGTTTCGGCATTCGTATTCCCGCTTGCCTTTACGGTAAAGCCGTTGCCGCCTGAATCAATTTTGCCCGCCCTAATCATGGAGTCTACATCTTCTGCCTTGAATCCGTAGTTCTCCACAATGTCACGCTTGATTGTATCGAGAATAGTATCGGGCTTTCCTTCCTTCGCCGCATTGTAGGCACGCTCCATCTGCCGCATAAGCACGTTGTAATCTGTTTCCGATGAAACGTCCGCTTTGTTCGAAATCTCCTGAACTACGCTCTGACCGATAGAACCCATATTGTTGGAGTACTCCGATTCATATCTTCCTCGAACTTCGTTCTTGTAAACCTCGTTCTCTTCCCGTGCACGTGCAACAAAGTTATCTGCCGCCTTTGCAAAGAGATATTCCCTTGTCGCTTTGTTCGTCTCAACCGCATTAAGTGTGCCATCACTGTTCAGAACCTGAGGCAACTTTTCCCCGGTCGCCTTTTCGAACACTTCACGCTCTTCCGTTTTGTTAGACATGAGCGTTTCAACGTCTTCGGGATTAAGCGTTCCTGTTTCAAGGTTTCCAGCCGCTCTTGCCACATCGCCAATTTGAACATCATCGAGCTGTCTATCTTCATCGAAAGACTTATTCATTTCAATGGCCGTATCGGTGACTCTCTTCACAACTTCGTCTCCGTGCTTCTGTGCAACTTTAGACGATCCGTTAATAAGTCTGTCTGCCCCAGCGTCAAGGTTTTCATTCTCAACTTTCCGCATAGCCAAATTCCGCGCAGTCTGAATGGACTCCGAGTTCTTTGTCATTTGAACATTGATTGCGTGAGCCATATCTGCGTACTGCTCCAAGGCAATATCCGTTCCCTCGTTTGCAGTGTCCTTGATAGCCTGTGCCCTTGTGGCAATTTTGCTATCCTCTACGTTTACCGCAATATCTGCCATTGCCTGTGCCGTGTTATAGCTTGATACCTTCTCCGAGAGCACGTTCCTGAGAATTTCAGGGCTGACATTATCATCAAGTCCCCTCATGCTCTTCATTGCATAGTCTTGCTTCAAGCTGTCTCTGACATTTGCTCCATAGGAAAGAGCACGACCGTTAGTCGCAACGCCCGTTACCGCTGTCATAATGTATGCAGAAGCCATGGCATCCAAAGTTTCGGATGCGGAAAATTTCTGTTTTACAGAAACCATCTTCATGTAATCTGCCGTCATTTCATCTTCAAGTTTTTTCGCCTTTTTGGAGTCTCCCGAAATGCTTGCGGATAAATACTGTTGCATTTTCTCTGCCATGGAAGCAGCTTGCTTTTGACTCATTCCCGAATCAACATAGGATTGAATCTGCTCTTCCAGGAACTCTTTGCTGTTAATGTCTTCGCCGTATACCTTCGCCAGTTCTTCACGGCTGACTCCGTATTGTGCCGCCTCATTCGAGATTCTATCTTCAAGGTTATCAGAGCCACTGAGAAGCATTTCACGATAGCTCTTTTCTCTCCGTTCATCTACGGAATTTCCATAGGAAAGGTTCGAGATAGGCGCATCCAAAAGACCGCCTACAAGTTCTTCGGTTGCTTCTTCTGTTCCACCAAGGGCAAGTTTCGCACCCGAATAAGCCACATTAGCCGCAACATTTCCGAATCTGTTTCCCACACCTACGGCGAGCCTATCAAGTGCGGTTGACTTTAAAGCACCGAGACCAGTTTTTTCAAGAGCCGCCCCGGCACCTGTGAGCTTGCTAGCAAGACCGGCACCGGCGAACATGTACTCTGTTCCCGTCTCTTTAAGTGCCTGAAGCGCGGAATAGAGCCTATCTTCTCCGGCTGTTGCTCCCTGTGCTTCCGCACTGCCCCTTGTGTTACCGTATGTTCTAGCCGCCATGGACACCGCCCAATACGGGCCAAAACTCATATCTGCCGCCGTACCAAGACCCGAGGTATAAGCACCCATGAGGATTTTTTCAAAGCGCGTTAATCCATCCATGGACTTCTCAACCTGTTTGTCACCGCTTGCCTGAATCTTCTCTCCGACCGAATATAGCGCCTTTCCGGGGTTATACATACCACCGCTACGCATATACTCTTCTGCGTTGTTATAACCTTCCTTGACCCCTCTAAGCGTGTTTTTAGTGCCCTCTGACACGTCTTTCCGCTGAATCTGACTATTGATGAATCTATCTTCTTCGAATTTGTTTGCCTTTACGACGGAAGCTCCACCATGTCTTGTGTACACGTCCGCAACGTCACCAGCTGTTTTTGCAAATCCGCCCACAATCTGCTTTCCTGTTCCGACTGTAGCGTCACTTAATCTCTCATCGGCACGAGCAAGCTTTGTGTTGGATAAATCAATCCGGTTGTTATCCATTCTCCGAGAAGCTGTAGAGCCGTTCTGATGTTCGCCCATTTCCATAGGTGAAGCACCGTAGGAAACCTTTTCCTTGCTCCGATTCTTTGAGAGCTGCTTCTGTGTTTCTTCCAGTTTCTTCTGATTCTCAATCTCAACCTGTCTGTCCGACTTGTCGGAAATTCTTTTTAATGAAGCCGCCTGGTTCGCACGCTCTGTCTCTTCGTTCTTCTTAATCCGCTGTGCTTCATCGTAGTATTTGCCCGATTTATTCTTTACGCTTTCACGAACGGCGTTAACGTCCTTGTTAAAGTTGTTTCCGAGCTGAGAGCTTCCGTTAGAACCGCTCTCTTTTTCCTTCGCCTGAAGATTCTTCCGTACGTTTTCCGCTTCTATGCGATCCTGATTATTTTTCTTAACCTCTGCCATTCCACGAACCGCTTCTTGCTGATTCGCGTTCTTTGTTCCGTTGAACTTTCCTTCATGCTGTTTCTGCCCCGAGGACTCCTGTTCCATGTAGTCCTTTGCACGCTGTCTGTTCTGTTCGGTTATCTCATTCTCAATCTTAACCTGTTTTTCGTGAATAGGTTCCGTCTGCTGTTCAGACATAACACCGTCATGGAGCTTTGACGGACTGGAAGTTTTCGCATAGCGATTCTCTACCGTCTGAATGCCCTCTCTTCTCTTTTTCTCGATAGACTGCTGTCTCTCACGCTTTTCAGGATTATATTTTGCGGTTTCCCTTGTTGCCAAAAAAGTATTTCCGGGACGAGAAGTAGACGAACGCTCCCTGTTAAGGTAGCTGTTCGCCGCTTTTTTCCGTGCTTCATAACTATCACGCTGTGAGGAAGTAGAAGGTGTGGACTTCCTAACTTCCTTTACACGCTTCTTTACTTCCTTCTTGCTTTTGTTCGTATTAATAGAAAGGAAGCTGTTCCCGGAAGAACCCTTTCCTGCGCCATGGGCTTTTAGAAACGCTTGATACCCCTGACTTCCGCTCTTTTTAGGCGTAGACTTCCTGACTTCCTTTACACGCTTCTTTACTTCCTTCTTACTCTTGTTCGTATTAATGGAAAGGAAAGAGTTCCCGGAAGAACCCTTTCCTGCGCCATGGGCTTTTAGAAACGCTTGATACCCTTTCTTACCTTTCTTTCCCAATGCAATGCCCCTTTCTATTTCTTCTTCTTGTTTTTCTGAAGTTTGGATGCCGCCGACATTACTTTATCGGCAAATGACTTTCCACCGCCACCCGAACTGCTTGAACCTCTGGAAGTCGATGCGCTAGGAGAGTAATAAGTGCTTCCGCTACTTCTTCTACCACCGCCACTACTCTTCCGAGAGGACTTCCGACCCCCGGAAGAGCTACTTTTTTTTGCCTGATATACGTTCACGTTGTAATTAAGGCGATTCATGAGAGCATCTTCCTTGAAGTTTTTACCCTGCCAGTAATTGTTATTCTTCTGCTCATATCCCCACTGACTATCGGATACCTTGTCTCTGTACCGTCCATATGACGTGTCGTCCGCGTCTCTAAGTGCAGACAATGAGGTGGAAGCACGATTATACGCTTTATCTTCAAGCTCCATAGCCTTTGTGGCAAATTCCGCGTTATAGTCGTTTCTCGACTGCTGAGCCGCACTAACCGCATAGCTTGTTCCAAATCCGCCATTGAGCGCCGCCGCATCCCCCATTGTATTTCTAGCTGCCTGTTCTCCACGCTGAGTGTAAAGCTTCGCCAACGACTGATAACTAGCGTCCTTTGTTGGGTCGTATTTCCAATTTACGACATTATCAAGGGCGCCCGAGAGCTGCTTGTCATACGCTCCCTTATATCCCGATGGTGCTTTGTATGTAGGTGATTTCACAGTTGGGGCTTTCGTTTTTACATACTTTATTCCGCCCATTATTTATACTCCTTTCGCAAGTATGTTTTTGTTTTAGCATATAAGAAAAGCGGGGCTATATTCGCCCCGCCACACCGCTATTTCAAGCGAATTCGCACATATACCGTTCTGTTTTCGTACTTCTGCTTCCTCTTTGGACCGAGGTTTTTCGGTTTAACATCTGAGCCGCCAGCCGAATACCACAAGGCATGTCCGTTCTTATCCTTTCCGACATACACCATCGTATGAGGCTTATGAGCAAACCCGCAAATATCGCCAGGTTTTAATTTTGCCTTTTTCCATTTCTTCCGAGGATAGGCAATCTTCGCCTTTTTCTTGATAATGTTTTTCCCTGTTCCGTGAATCTTCGTATCAAGCCAAATGTACTTTCCCTTCGGAAGCACACCGATTTCCTGTAGCCCGAAAGAGATAAATGTTGCACAATTCGTTCTCTTGCCCTTTAACGCACTGGACAAACTCTTACACGGATGATTTGCGTTATACTTCACACCAGCTTTAATTAACTTCTGTGCGATCACTTTAAGTTCTTTCAGCAGCTTATCCGCCTTTGTGCTTTTCGGAACGGATACGAGGCGGACATATTTATGTCCTTTGCTGTCCTTCCAAATCGTCCAACCTTTAAGCGCCGGAACATAGATGTAATAGCCTTTAATCTTCGTTGCATGAACCTTTGTTCCGACCGAGAGAATCTTTTTCCGCTTCGACTTGTAAGAAGGCTTGACCCTAAGTGGGTCAGCCTTGATAACAACGTAAGTTCTGTTAATCTTCCTACTTTTAGGCACGATACATCACCTTCCCCTTGCTGTTAAAAACGGAATAGCCGTATTTATCGGCACACTTCTTAGCGTTCTCCAGTGACGAAAAAGCCCCCTTCTGAGACTTTGCGTCTTTCCACGTTTTACGAACACGGTAGGTATCTTTCGGCTTTGGTTTTGAACCTTCCTTGAACGTAACTCCAAGATATGCACAAATACCTTTAGCGATTGCTTTACCGTATTTATCCGGATGGTTCTTTAGTGTAGCCAAATCGCCTTTAATACTACCTGTTTCAAGAATACAAGCCGTCATATCCGTTCCGTTCAGTTCGAAAAGGTCTGTTCTCTTCTGAACACCTCTGCTTCTCATCTTCAAGTCCTTCTTGATAGATTTTTCAAGGCACTTGCCCAGCTTCTTTCCACTACCGGACACATAAAGCGGCATTACTCCCTTCGGGGCGCCGCTATAGTCGCAGTGAATCGACACATAGAGTTTGCACCCTACGTTGTTCGCCCACCGTACATCCGCAATCATGTTCTTGTTGTTTCCATGGTCGGCATCCGAAATCACGGATACGCCCGATTTCCGCAGATACTTAACAGCGGCCTTTGTGATTTTCAGCATGAGCGCCGCTTCGCTATGCCCCTTATACACGCATCCGGAATCCCAAGAACCATCAGTACTTACACCGTGTCCGCACTGAACCGCAATCGTCTTACTCATTCTCTTCACCTTCTTCGTCTGCTTCGTCCTCTTCTTCTGCCAGTTCGAAATCCTGTACTTCATCGTCGGTCATTTCAATATTCGGACGCACATTGAGTCCCAGTGCCTGCTGGAAGGACTGATTCAGACCAACGGAAGCAAGACCCGAAACAGCACCGAATACAACACCGTCAAAAGTAATTCCAGTGGTAGCAATTCCACAAATGATACCAATGATGAACAGTGCGGTTGGAATCCATTTGTTATCCATCGGAAGCCAACGCTTCATTACAAATCCTACGCACAAACAGAAAGCCACAATCTGTGGTACGAAATACTGAGTAATAGTTGTCATGTCCATTTCTTCCTCCAAATCCGCTCCATGAGAGCTTTTGTTTATATGAGCGATAATTTATACCTTGGGTGAGTTGAAAGCCGTCAGAACGCAAATATGAGCCATATAAGGCTATATCAGCGCCCTATCAGATAGTCTGTTAGCTCCGCTTTCGCCTGTTTCATCGCTTCAATGTCGTTTCCATCTATTCCATGAGCGAGAAGTGCCAACAAGGCACGCTGCGTAATTGCGTTCCCCTCTTCTAACTGATTCAGTCTTTCATAATCCGCAACTGCTTTTCTCTCAAGCTTTCCAATTCGTTCATCTTGTGTCTTATTTGGCTTCTGCATTCTATTGATACACTCCGCTATTACTTTTACTGCGGCTGAAATAGCTACTATTGCTCCCGCCAACCACAAAATATCGCTTACCGTAAACATGATAGGGTGATTCATTACGCCCTCCGCTCCCAGATATGCACTCCGTAATAGCCAGGATGGTATGCTGCATTTTCAAAGCTACCTGTTCCTGTATCGGAAATACTAGCGCCACCTGTTGTTTTACAATCTCTCTGCTCTGCGGAAGGGCTGCTACTTGTAGCCGTGCGAACCATTGGAATCTTGTATCTTGCCGAATTATCGGTAAACTTTCCCCCGAACGTCTCAAACTGCCACACCTTCTGAGTCGCAATTGCGTAATATCCTTTACTCGATACATTGTGAGTGTGCCTCATTCCATGCACGTGCGGTGGAAGATTCGATGCTGTAATAACATGGTCTGTAGAACCACCAGTAGAACCGCCACCGCTCATAACCGCTTTCAGGTAAACATCATCGGTTACATGGTGCCATGTTCCACCAAAAACCTCTTCCGGATTGAAGTTATCGTCACTCGTCATGTATACAGAGCCGACCGGGTAAACCTTCTCGTACAGCTGGTCTTTAATGGCACCCATGATGGAATCAACATCAAGGCTCAATTTTGTACCGCCCGTAGAGTCTGCATCACAGTTTACGTACACGCCGCCTTTAAGGTATAAGTTGCCCTCCCAATCAAGGGCATAGGCGTTGGAACGTACAGTTTCTAATCCTTCTGAATTTCCGTTACCCACAATGTCCGCAAACTTATTGTCATTATCTGCAACATTGAATCTACCTTGTACGTGCTGGTTTCTGCCGTTGGCAATTGTCGCCGTACCTTCCGCATGAGAACACATCCCCGCCGCCGTTGTGCGTGTCCCCTCGGCGTGGGATGCAGCACCACTCGCTGTTGTTCCACGAGCTCCCTCTGCATGAGAGCTCTCGCCACTTGCTATCGATCCTATTCCCTCTGCATGGGAGCTATCCCCTGAAGCTGTAGTGCCCCGCCCTTCTGCATGAGAATCTTGCCCTGTTGCTTTGGTGTCTCTTCCTCCAATGTCCGTTGCCGTGAGAATTATATCCGTATCGAGTGCCTTCTCGTTCACCTTCCGTGTAATCGGAACGTACTTCGAGAAGTCGATAACAGCAAGTTTCACCCACTTGTCGTTCGCATAAATGTATGAAGTGTACGCTGTCCCAGCTTCATTCATGACAAGGTACAGAATTCCTGGATCGCCAACTTCGGGGAGTTCATCAACAATCTTGTTCCCAACAATGTTCACCTGTAGATTGTTCAAATAATTATTGATTTCCTGTAGAGCCTTCGCCCATTTATCCGCAAGGTCTTTTTCTAAAGACCCTTCGAGGGCGGTGACTCGTCCGTTAAGGTATTTATAGCCAACGTCACTTGAAACAACATATGTTTCCTCGTTGTCTCGTACCTCCATTCTTACATCAGACATATTTCGTCCTCCTTCGTTCTTGGTGAAGCTTCTCTAAGACTTCCCCCGACTGGTATCTGAACAACCTTTGCACTGCATTTGTTGCCGTCCTCATCGCCCCATTTAAGCTGAACCTGAACTCCGCCTACTTGGAATCTCATTGTTTCGTCTGCCGTTAGGTGGCACTTTACATTTGCACCGATTGTTTTTATTCCTGACATTGGATTGTCGGGGTCGGAATCATCAAAGAATTCTTCGGTAATGTCTTTGATTTCAAGCTCTTTATTGTACTTTGTAATGCTTACTTCATTCTGCTGAAAGGTCACAAGAACGACTTTTTCTTCACTCAAGGCGTTCCTGAACCTGTCTCCGTAAACATCTATTGATACCGTGAAGGTATCACCTCTTACTATTGACATATTCACCTCCTACGCCGTTCTCTTCCACACATACACGGCTAAGTACGGCGGCATGTTCTTTCCCGCTCCATTACTTCCCGTGTAGTCCGTGCTACCAGCATATCTGAGTCCCGAGGCATCCGCACTTGAAGCATTCTTCTTACCAACAATCGCGTATCGTGCACCGCTTGCTGTTGAAGTGCCTACTCGTACTCTTTCAGCCGTACCGCTCATGTAAGCGTGAAATCCGTCACCAGTAGACGGTTGATGAAAGTGCTTCACAACTACTGCGTCTGCAGAACCACCAGTACTGCCGGCACCGTATGAGTTACCGGAAGCAAGAAGGAACGTGTCTTGAATCCGTTCCCACGACCCACCGAACAAAGTTGATGGGTCTGTGGAATTCACGCTCATATAGATTGAGCCTACGGGATAGCATTCTTTCCAAATCCTACCCTTCATAAGCTCAAATACCTTTTTTAAACCAACGTCGTCTAGTTTCATAGGCTATCTCCTAACCGAATACCTGTGTGAAGATACTCTCAATCGTTGCGTTCGAAATTGGTGAATCTGCTGTTCCTACTGCCGGAAGGCTTGCTCTCGTCACTTTGATTACACCGTTCGTTTCCGATACAGACGATACATATTGTCCCTCTACGGCGGTATCGCTGTAATCAAGGCTGTTAATGGCTCCGGTTATTCTACTTCCAACATTTGCTTTAGTTTCGAAATCCGAGTCGTTTGTGAGCTGAGAAACCTTCGTCGGAATCTCCGTTTTCTTTGCGTATGGTGTAAGGTCAATATCGGTTGTTCCGATTTTCTCGTATCGTGCCGCTGTGCTACCGTCTGCCGGAAGGAAAATGTATTCGTCATAGCTGTTCTGATTCGTGCTACCGCTGTGTGCGATGAGGTAGATAACACCCTTCTTTCCGTCCGATACTGCCGGAAGGGAATCAACAATCTTGTATTCAAACGATGTGATTTGTCCGACTGCGTGACTAATCGCGTGTTTGACCTCTGTCATGTTTACAATGGAACCATTATTATATGCCGCTTCAACCTCTGATAAAAACTTGGAAGAGAATGAATACCGTGTCGCCGAAACTTGTCCTTCTTCTTGTGCTAGTGTAGTAATATAATAGTCACCAGGATCGCCGGTATCGTCAGTGGTGTTCATATTCAGCGTTCCAATCTTTTTTGAAATAGCTGTATCAACTCCGGTCACATTTTGATACTGACTGTCATTTGTAAGCTGTGATGTCTTCGTTGGAATAGCCGTAATTTCTGCTTTCTTCGCCAAGAGAGACTTAATCTTTGTGAGAATTTGGGTTACACCAGCATTATCTAAATAAGTTGCCATAATTACCCCCAATTAATCGTTAAATAGATTGTTCAATAGAGAGGTTATTTCATCTTCGGGTATTGGAGAAGAACCATCTCCTTGAACTATAGTTGTATTGTTCGTGTAGAAATTCTTGATTTCTTTAACTGTCGTTTCCTTGGTGTCCGTGTTAGATACTTCATCTAACGCTCTTTGAACAGACTCCTTTAGTGATTGAAGTCTCTTCTCTCCGTCTATGTTCGGGTTGTGGTCATAATCAATTATCACTGCTTAACCACTCTTGAAGAACCTTGTCTGTATTTCCGTGTGAAAGAATCAATTCGACAACGACCGACACCAGTTAGCCGTACATAGAACCTCGAACATCTTCTCGGAACAATCGGCACATGCACCGAAAGTTCATTCTCTGCGGAAATCTCCTTTATGGTCTCCCATTTACAATCACTGAGCTTTAGCGAATTCATAGCAATCTCTATCTTGAGTGTTGCTGTTTCGGGTAGCTGAACTCTCATCTGTAGCTTGGAATATATCTTCTGATTTTCAATGTATTCATCGAATGGCCCGAAAGTGGCGCTCCACGAAATAGGTTCATCGTTCTTCACTGGTGCTATGTCAAAATCTTCTGCATCCAATACGAGAACATTTCTCTGTGCGTTATCCACCATCAGTAGCTTGTTCTTGTAGTTTCGGAAGCAGTGCACACCCACCGTGTCCTCGATATGCCAAAGCCCCGTGCCAGTATCGCAAACGAGAACCTTGTAGCCGCCGCCCTTCATGTGGATTGACGCATAGTATTTCTTATGGCGCGATCCCGACACAACATTGTCGTACTTCCAGTCGCCGAACTTTTCACTAATGCTGTATGGGTTTCCGCCCTCATAGCACATAATCCCCACTGGCGACTTGTAGAAAATCATGTTATTCACCGTCGCTATAGATTCACTTGAACCTTCTTCCACTCCGAACCCTTCGATAATGGATGTTTGGAACGATGAAGGTGCTGAACCGTAAACTCTGTGAATAAAATTCTCCTTAAAGAACAGAAGGTGAGACGAGTACACCGCACAACCAGTCCAATTACCGTTGGTTCCTTGCTGTGCATAGTAGGAATCCATGCTTGTGTTCTGATAATAATCCCATGACATAGGGTCTCCCAGTTTGCTGGCATAAATCGTATTATCCTTGTTGCTGACTCCCCAAAGTCGGTTGTTCCACTCCATGAAGAAATCAAGCTCGGGAACGATACGCTCAACCTTTAAATGACCCGCAAAGAATCCTGTATACTTGCTGTTCATTAAAGTGCTTGCCGCACATGGACTAATGTATGCAGTAACCGAGGAAAACTCGTCTTTACTGAATTTGATGAAGATTCCCTCATACGTTCCCTTTGTACCGAGTGCCTGGGACAAATCGAATGGGTCTCCCGTTTCGCCGTCATACGCCGTGTAATTGAACGTAGGAATAGGAATATCCCCAATCTTCAAAACGTCAAGCACGGTAATAGGAATTTGCGGTGCTGTGAAATTTCCTTCATCGTCTGCAAGCACACCTTCATTTCCTTCCGCAACTTTCACGGTTTTGTTGTTCAGTCCGACAAAATCCCCCGACAATCTGACAACATCGCCTATTCGAAGCATACTTTTAAGCTCCGAGAACTTGCCGTTAAAGGTTTGCCCCGCCGGATATTTTTGTCCTCTCGCCGTAACCAGCAGATATAGGTGTTCCTGGTCCTGTGGGTCGATTAATACACGTCCTATCCAATCTGCGCTGTAGTCGTGAATCATGTAGTCTTCTGCCGGGTTCTCAATTCCATCAAGGTAATCTTCACTTACATTATGATGAAAATACCCCATTGAACCGAAATCTCTAGTTCCTACGTTGAACCACTGTTTCGATGGGAAGAAGCAAATGTAATTGTTCACCGCCACCATCTTCTCTTTAGATGTAAGCGCCATGTCGTACATCGTTCCGTCGTACCAAAAGCGCCATACTCCATCAGAGTTCGCACCAACGACCGCTAGCTTTGTTCTTGAATCTGTAGGGTCTCTACGCTCCATAAGGTCTTGAACCTTTGTACAATCAAGTGGAATCTCTGAAAACAAGCCGCGTGCTTTTCTCTGAGTGAGCGTTGGGTATAAGTCGCATGACATGTTCAGCATATCTGCCATTTCCCCCGACTCTACGGAAGCTTTTCTATTCAGCCCCTTAAACTCTATAACACGCTCTTCAAGCGGTGACGGCTTATTCTGTAATGCTTGTAGTGGCATTGCCTACACCCCCTTTAAAACACGTTTATAAAGCGTTTAGGGCTTCTTTTGTGATATGCCCTAGTTCTGACTGACCAATCCGCAAAATCCCTGAAATCGGCGATATGCTGTGCTTGGTCGTTCTCGTAATTCTCGTACTCTTCAAGGACATAATCTATCCTTGCTTTAAGATATGATATATAGAGCTTGTCATATGGCGGTTTAACCAAAAGGTCTTTATCCATGTCCAGCTTCAAGTCGTAGCTTGTAACCGGCACAATTTCCATTTGGTCTTGCACCTCTGCTTCAATCTCGTTGATATATCCCAAGAGCATTTCATCACTGAAAGAATTCGGCTTCTCCGTCTTAATTAAATTCAGAAGGTCTTTTACTTTCATTTCTGCTCCTTTACAAAAAGGGGAAACAGAAGTTTCTGCTTCCCCCATCGCGTTTACACTTCACCGTAGTTTTTTGATGTCATTTCTTTCTGTTTCTGCATTGCTACCATCATCTGCTTGTCGGAATTCCTAAGAACTTCTGCCACGCACAATGGCACCTCTACAGGCTCTCCGCGCTTAATCTGATAGTCCTTCATGTTGACACCGACGTACACGCTGTCACCCATGCCCTCGATAACAGGAAGCTGAATTACTACGGTTTTTGGTTTTGCTTCTGCTTTATCAGAAGTTTTTTCTGCTACAGCAGATTCTACCTCTGCTTTTGCAGCTTCTTTTTTTGCTCTTGCCATATTAACTCCTTCGTTAATGCTTGGCTTTAGTTGGACACGTCCTCTGCCCCCGTGCAGGTGTGCTCGATTCTTACCATTCTGAAATCGTCAAGAATCGTTGCTGTCTTGTTCAGCTTCCAACCCATTGTTGCTCTCTGATTCAGTGGGTCTGCCGTTCCGCCCGAGCCAAGCTGTTTAGTAATAGTTTCGATTCCACCACCGTTAATGGAAGTGATACCGTATGCATCCGCACCGAGTACGAGGGTAGCATATACAGGTACGGTTGCTCCTGCATCTTCCTTGCTCCAAATCTTCGCCTCGGTAGACTCTACAAAGCGCACTCCGTACATGTGACCGATTTCTCCGTTGAAAATCTTCTCGGAAGTTGTGTACTTCTGAGCCTCAATCCATTCAGGGTCATTCATCAGGTCATATGCGGTATCGGTGTGAACGATTGCCACGTAGCTGTCACCAATCTTCGGTGCGTTATGTCTCTTCAGCCAACGAACCGCTTTCTTAATGTCCGCAATTTTCAGGGTGTCTGTTGCCTTAAGCTCCGTTCTCAGTGTAGCTTCACCAGCGAAAAGCGCTTTGGTTCCAGCACAGAGAATATCTCTTGTAATGGTATCGGAAGTTCTGCCCGCCTGGGAACCGAGAAGCTTCAGGGTCTCCGCAGTCACCTGGTCAAATGCAGTGAGGTTCAGCAAGTCGGATGTGGTTACGTATCCGCCGTACTGCTTAATTTCTGCCTCCAACTTGGTTACGTTCAGGCTCTGACCATCAGGGGTTACACCCTCGGTGAGCGGCTTCTTATCCATCTTCGGAAGACTAGAGAACTTTCTGAACTCAATCTTCTTTCCGTTTCCTCCCGGAATAGGTCTCTTCTGACCGAACTGATCGTGAACCAGTTCAGGCTCTGCCGCACGAATCAGAACCTTGTCATAGAAGGTCTTCATTTCAGGGGACAGGTCGTTAGGTGCGCTAGCCGCAGTGGTAACGTTGGTGTTCAAATCGAACAGGTTAAAAACGTACTTAAACATATTCTTTTGCTCCTTCTGTATTCTTGTATATCTCGATACAGACAAGAGAGCTTTAGAACGAGAATGTTTTACCACTCTCTACTTCCTTCAGAATCTTGTCCATATCATCCTTCAGAGTTCACGAATGATGATATGGACA